GCCCCGCGCAAATGCGTGCAAAACTGAGAAATCAGCCCCGCCGGAGCCCAGGGAAAAAAAGAGAGAGGAGAGCACAGAGATGGCACGACCACGGAAACCGACCGCCGTCAAGCGCCTGCAGGGCACCCTCCAGAAGTGCCGCACGCCGGTGGCCGAGCCACAGCCGCAGGTCGACCTCAAGGGCGCGCTGCCTCCGGACTACCTCACGGAGAGCGCGCAGGAGATATGGCGGTTCAGCCTGGAACAGATACCGGAGGGTATGCTCAGCACGGTAGACTACGCGGCCTTTTGTCAATGGGTGGTTTGTTTTGACCAGTTCGTGATGCTGGCTGCGGCGATAAAGCGCGAGGGGACTATACAAGAAACGGAGGACGGCCAGCTACAGGTTAGCGGCATCCTCCACCACATAACCAAGACGGCCGCGATCCTCCGCGGGCTGGAGAACGAGCTCGGGTTTACCCCTGCCGCACGCTCACGCGTTACCAGCTTCAAGGCCGCGACCGGAGAGAAGAACGCATTCGAGGATTTATAATGGCGGCGCTGGACTACGTAGGAAAGGCCAACCGGTACATTAAACAGGTACTGGAAGGAAAAAAACCGGCTAACCGGTTTGTTAAGCTGGCCTGCGAACGGCAGCAGCGCGACCTCGAGCGCGCAGCAAAAAACAGCCGCGATTTCCCGTACGACTTCGACCGCAAAAAAGCGAATCGGCCGTGCGCCTTCCTGGAGCGCCTCACCCACGTCAAGGGAGAGAAGGCCGGCGAGTATATACACCTGGAGGACTGGCAGTGCTTTATAGTAACGACGGTATTCGGATGGATAAACCGGGAAGGGAAGCGCGCCGGAAAGCGCCGGTTCCGCAAAGCGTATACGGAAGTACCCCGCGGGAACGGTAAGAGCACCCTCGAGAGCGGCATAAGCTTATACATGCTATGCGCGGACGGAGAGCAGGGCGCGGACGTTTACAGCTTCGCGACCACCAGAGACCAGGCGCGCATCGTTTTTGACGACGCGCTGGCCATGGCTCGCGGAAATAAAGACCTCCGGGACTACTACGGCCTGGACACCTTCAACCACTCCATGAGCATAATCGGCACCAACTCGAAGATGCAGCCTAAGAGCGCGGACGCGGACACCCTCGACGGCCTTAATACTCACTTCGGGGTCATAGACGAGCTGCACGCGCACAAGACCCGCGCGGTCTGGGACGTAGTAGAGTCATCACTGGGTAAAAGACCTCAGAGCTTACTATTCGCGATAACTACCGCCGGCGTACTTTTGTACGGGATCTGCATGGAAGTACGCCGCTACGTAGGCCATATACTGGATCGCAGCGTATACGATGAGACCACGTTCGGGATAATATACACAATAGACCAGGACGACGACTGGCGCAGCCTCGCCGCACTGAAAAAAGCAAACCCGAACTGGGGCATAAGCTGCGATGAGGATCTAATACTGAGTAACCGCCGGAAGGCGATGACCTCCAGCAGCTCGCGTAAAAACTACCTTACAAAGCACCTGGACGTCTGGGTCAACTCGGACAGCCAATGGCTAGAGATGGAGAAGTACCGGCGCTGCATAGATCCGGCGCTGCGGGCGGAGGACTTCACGGGGGCCTACGCTATATACGGGATCGACCTCGCGAGCAAGCTCGACATCTCGGCCATACTGCGGCTACACTGGAAACCGGACGCCGCGGGCGTAATACACTACTACTTCCTGGCGGATTTTTACCTACCAAGCGAGACGGTCATCAACGAGGGCAATCCGGAGTACGAAGGATGGGCAGCCGACGGGTACCTACACACCACCGACGGCGCAGTTACTAACCTCGCGGAGCTGCAGGAGCACATCCGGGACGAGGCGCGCGACTACGTAACGCTAAGCCTGGCATACGACCCGATGCAGGCCACGCAGATGAGCCAGGGGCTACTTGAGGAGGGACTCGAGATGGTAGAGCTGCCGCAGACCCTCAAGAATATGAGCGAACCGATGAAACAGCTTCAAGCGCTCATATACGAGGAGCGAATACACTTCGAGGATAACCCGGTGCTGCACTGGATGTTTGGCAACGTAGTATGCCACGTAGACGCAAAAGAGAATATATACCCCCGCAAGGAGAAAAAAACAGATAAAATAGACGGTGTGGTCGCCGCTATCATGGCACTACAGCAGGCGATCCAGCTCAACATAGAGCAGGAATACCCGACCGGACGACCGGACGACACCGGCGAGGGCATAGACTGGAGCAGCTTTACACTCAACTAAGGAGACGACCATGTGGGACTTTATAAAGGGCTTACTAGGTAACTACAAGGGGCCGCAGCGCGACGCGCCCTACACCTCGATCACCCAGGCAGAAACAGCGCCGACGGTAAGCAACGCACTGCAGATCCCGGCGGTCTGGGAATGCGTACAAAAGATCGTACGCGCGATGAGCTGCATGCCGCTTGACCTGCTGCGCGTAATAGACGAGGACGGCAACATGGAGCCCGTACGCTCCGGAGAGCTGCACCGGCTACTAACTGAGAGCCCGAACGCCTGCATGACTCCGGCAGACTTTATCAAGGTACTAACTACCGACTACTTATTGTACGGCAACGCCTACATACGCGTAGACTACGCCCGCGGCGCCGACTATATAGCGGCCTTGACTCCGCTCAACCCGAAGCAGGTACGCGTAGAGAACCACGGCGGCGGCGTAGTAAAGTACGTATACAACACGGAGGACAGCGCGGTCGTAACCTACCCAGCAGACCGGATCCTACACTGGAAAGGAATCGGGAACGGGATCAAGGGCTTCAGTCTGGTGGACTTCGCGCGCTCAACCCTCGACGAGGCGGTCAAGGCGCAGAACGCCAGCGCAGACCTTTTCAAAAATAAAGGCAAATTGAACGGCATACTTTGTAGCGACAGCCCGATATTAAAGGAAAACCAGGTCAAGGATTTTTTAAAAACCTTCCGCGACATGAAAAACGCGGACATCGGCGTCCCGCTGCTGCCGCAGGGCTTCCGCTTCCAGAGTATGGGCTTAAGCCCGGTCGAGACCCAGCTGCTACAGACCCGCGAATTCATCGTGCAGGAATTCGCGCGGTGGTTCGGCATACCTTACGGTCTGCTTACCGGCGAGGCTTCCGACCTGGTAGAGCTCAGTAATTATTTTTACGAGACAACGATTTTGCCGATGTGCGTAGAGCTCGAGCAGATACTCCAGAACCGCCTTATACAAGACCCGGAAATAAAAATAAAATTCCGCACGAGCGTACTAAAGCGCATGAGCGACCAGACCAGGATCGCGATGCAGACCAGCTACGCGCAGAACGGCCTCAGAACTAGAAACGAGCTCAGACGAGAGGACGGCTACAGCCGCATCGACGGAGCCGACGAGCTCACCGCGCAGAATAACCTATTCCCAGTTAGCAAGCTGGGGCAGAACGACCCGACGCAGACACCGCAGACGCCGCTCACTACCCAGCCGCAGAAACAGTAAGAGAGGAGTAACTCATGTACTATGTAACACAAAAAACCCAGCTGCAGCTGGATCCTACCCGCGAGCCTGGATTTGTGGCGGGCTACGCTTCCAAGTTCGGCGGCATAGACAGCTACGACGACACCATCGAGCCGCACGCGTACGACAATATCCTTAAGGCTGCCGTACTGCCTAAGATGTTTTTTAACCATAACGCCTGGGACGTACCCAGCGGCCGCTGGACTTCCTGGAAGATAGACGAGGTCGGTCTCTACGTAGAGGGGCTGCTTAACCTCGAGCTGCCGCAGGGGCAGGATCTGCGCAAGGCGATAGAATTCGGAAGTATAGACGGCTTAAGCGTAAGCATACGCATGGCCGCCGACGATTTCTACTACGACGCGGACGGCATCCGCCACATAAAAAACGTACAGAGCATGAGAGAGATCTCACTTTGCACATTCCCAGCGGATAATAACGCGCGTATAATAGCTTTTAAGACTGCCGAGGAATTGGCAGAGCTTAAGACCGTGCGAGACCTGGAGGAATACCTGCGAGACGCAGGCGTGTCAGCCAAGGACGCGAAGGCCTTAATCAGCACAAGCAAAAGAATCTTAACAGACGAAGCCGCGGCAGCGAAAGCGCAGCGGGAAGCAGCGGAAAAAGCAGCAGAGCAGCAGCGGAAGTTAGATCGAGTACAGCACTTTTTTAACCAGCTAAAAGGAAACTAAAGATGGCAGACGAAAAAGAAAACCAGCTCGACGGATTACTTAAGACCGCCGAAAACGCCATGAAGGCCCTCGACGACTACAAGGCACAGCTCGAAGGCTGCAATAAGACCATGGCCGGCTACAAGGACGAGCTCGCAGGCGTAAAAGCCGACAACGAGAAGATGCGCAAGGAATTATTCGCACTGCAGCAGGGCGCAGCCGCTCCCGTAGCAGGAACCGCATCCGCTAAGAGCGCCGGTGAACGCTTCGCAGCTTCGCAGGAATACCAGGCATTCAAGTCACAGATCGCCGGTAACCGCCACGCCTCATTCAAGCTTGACCTCGCAGCCGCTCCGGAAACTACCCAGGCCAGCAACAGCGTGACCCGTACCACATTCGCACCACCTGCCGAGCTCGGCATCATAACCGATCCGCGCCAGGTATTAGCGCTCGAAAGCTTATTCGGCCACGTCTTTATTAACTCCAGCGCCTACCAGTATATTAAATACGGCTACGTCACCACCGAAACCGCCACCGGCCCCGCAGTAACTGCGGAAGCCGCAGCCAAGCCAGAGGCTAACTACTCCGGCAGCATCGTGAACGGCGCGGTCTCCACCATCGCCGGCTGGACTAAGGTCACAGAGCAGATGCTGCAGGACGACGCGAACCTGGTAAGCTTCATTAACGACGACCTGGCATACCAGCTCAACCTGGTAATCGACCACCAGATCGCGCAGGGTACCGGCAGCGGCCAGCTTAAGGGCTTAAACCAGAGCGGCAACTATACCGATTACATCACCCCGGCCGGCCTGGAAAGCGGCGACACCGTGATCGATCTGATCCTTAAGGTAAAGGGCGCTATGGAAGCAGCCTCCATTACTAATATCGCGGTACTGCTTAACCCGCAGGACTGGGTAAAGGTACTCGCGGTTAAGAACGTAAACAAGGATTATATAGTCCCTGGCATCCTTGACCTGCCAGCCCAGCGCATCTGGGGCACACCGGTGATCCTTAGCTCATCCGTACAGAAGGGCAAATTCCATATGGGTAACTTCGGCCTAGGCGCCAAGATTATCGAGCGCGCAGGCTTAAGCGTAGAGATGGACAGAGAGGGCGACGACTTTACAAAGAACCTTATGACCATCCGCGCAGAACGCCGTCTCGACCTTGCCGTCGTACAGCCGAAGGCGCTCGCCTACGGTGATTTTGTCGCTACTGCTTAACCGGCATAAGCGCACGCCCGCCGAGGGCATAGAACGGGAGCCCAGCGCTCCCGTTTTGCTTTTTAGGAGGAGACACCATGCTATACTTGACCATAGACGACATAAAGCAGCATCTGCGTATAGACGGAGACGACGAGGACGAGCTACTGGAGGAATACCTGGAGACCGCGCAGGATGACGCGGAGACCTACATGAGGCGCCCTATATACTCAGCGAACCCGGACGACAACCCGGTCAC